GCGTCCTATATTTCATCGTGGACTGCCTATGCAAATGACCAAGCATTTTATGTATACATAGAGGCATCATCACCGAGTGCTAGTGTTTCTCCCTCATCATCAGCTAGTCCGTCGTCTTCAATTTCCCCGTCTTCTTCGGAATCCCCATCGGTTTCGCCCTCGGCTTCTATCAGCCCGTCTTCGTCGGAAAGTCCTTCTGTCTCACCGTCAGCATCAGTAAGCCCATCGTCGTCAGTATCGCCATCTTTAAGTCCATCGGCTTCCGCTTCTCCGAGTTCTAGCGTTTCGCCTTCGGTTTCACCAAGTGCGTCTGTGTCACCTTCGGCTTCAGAGAGTCCGTCGGTATCACCTTCGGCGTCAATTAGTCCATCCGCTTCAGAGTCGCCTTCGGTATCCCCAAGTTCGTCAGTATCGCCGTCGGTCTCTCCTTCAGCTTCTATAAGTCCGTCGGCTTCGATCTCTCCATCAAGTTCGGAGTCTCCTTCGGTTTCTCCGTCAGCATCAGTATCGCCATCATCATCGGAGTCGCCAAGCATTTCCCCATCGTCTTCGGCATCTCCAAGTCCGGGAAGTCCTTCGGCGTCTATTTCTCCATCGGCATCGGTTTCGCCAAGCGCTTCAGAATCTCCATCGGTTAGTCCTTCGGCTTCCGTAAGTCCTTCAGCTAGTGAGAGTTTGTCACAATCTCCGTCGGCATCTATAAGCCCTTCGGCTTCAGAGTCTCCGTCGGTTTCGCCATCCGCTTCGGTAAGTCCGTCGAGTTCCGGGTCTCCTTCAATTTCCCCATCCGCTTCAGTTTCTCCGAGCGCTTCGGTAAGCCCGTCGTTTTCAGAATCTCCGTCGGTATCCCCGTCGGCATCCATGTCGCCTTCTTCGTCAGCATCGCTCTCAACGAGTCCTAGCGCGTCGATTTCTCCTTCAGCTTCGGAAAGTCCTTCAATTTCACCTTCGGCTTCTGTTTCACCTTCAGCATCCGGATCACCATCGGTTTCACCAAGTAGTTCTCTTTCAGCGTCACCGTCACCTTCGTCGAGCGAAAGTCCTTCATTATCTCCGTCATCCTCGCCAAGCCCGTCGTCCTCGGTTTCCCCTTCTATCAGCCCATCATCTTCGGCTAGCCCTTCTCCCACGGAATGGGAATACAAATACACAACAAGAAATACTGTTTATAGTGGTTATAAGTATTCAACGCGCGGAACTTCATATAGTGACAAATACTCAAATAGAAGCTCTTCTTATCAGGATAAATATCGTTTTAGATCTTGAAAGTGTTAGAATAAAAATATGAAAAGTTTTCTTATTCAAAGTTTTACCGGACTTTCTGATTTTGAGGACAAAGGCGCGAGAGGAGCTTTTAAATTCGGAAGTGGTTTGGATGTTAGACGAAACAGAGATTCTTTAAAGGCGGGGCAAGCATTAGCAAACGATTTAGCGTTGGGCGGTATTATGAACTCTCCGGTTGTCGATGTAGTGAACTCTTCCGATGGAAATTCTTATTGGGGACTTGAAAACGGAAGAATTTTACAAAGAACTAGCGCAGGAGTTTGGAGTTTAAAATATACAGATGTTGAAGGAGATTTAAGAGGTATCGGAGAATGGGGAAACGACAACGGAGAAACAGGAATTTATTGGGCGACTCCTACAAAAATACATAGAAAACCAATTCCCGGAAATGCAAATTGGACAGATGTTGATACAAGTGCCGGAAACCCTGCACAAACATATCCTAAAACTAATCTTACGAACACACCTAACCATTTAATGAAAGTTATAAATGGCGGGTTTTATATAAACAACGGAGACGCTGTAGCGCTTATTGGTTATGATGAGTCTTACACCAATTTAGCTCTCCAACTTTTGCCGGATAATCTAGCCGAAGTATTATTGGACGACGGGATTTATGCAATTATAGGAGCCAGTCTTGGATCAGATAAGGAAGAATGTTGGCTTTATTCTTGGGATGGAATTTCCCTTAATTATAACGATAGAACTCCTCTCCCGTTTAAAGATATTAACGCAATAATAAAAGGAGAAGTAATTGTTGTTCAATTCGGAAGCGATGGGCAATTATTCTTTGTAGGGGATTCTGGAAGGATCCCAATTACAGCTTTCCCCGGAGGAGGTCAAGTAGAACCGGCAGGAGTAGATGTTGATGGTGGACTTATTTTATTTGGAGTTTATGGTAATGACGTTTCTCGACAATCCGGAGTTTATGCTTATGGCAGAAATAAAAAGAACGCGGATTTTGTTCTGAATTTAGAATATCCTTTAGTTTGTGATTCTATAGATGCTGTAAGAAAAGTAGGATCTGATAAACTTATTGCTTATAAATCCGGATCACAGTATGGGGTCAAGAAGGTTGATACAGCAAACAAAATATCACAAGCTATTTACGAAACTATAGATTTAAAACTTCCTACAGAATACGGGAAGTTGCCTACCATATCTAGTATTGTTGTGGATATGGCTCCGCTACCGGCAGGGTGTTCTATAGAAATATGGCGAAGACTTGATAAAAAAGAAACTGAAGCCGGTACTGATTACGCCGGAGTTGCTACCGGTTTAAATGACGGTTGGCATCAATGTAGTTTGCAGGACGGATCCGGTTCTTTTACCGATGATGGGAAAACGGAAGCTATATTTAATTCGGAGGATAGTGGAAAAATCCTAGAGATCCGTGCTGTTTTAAATTGTTCTGGTAATAACAGCCCTGAAATCTTTAAGATCCAACCCTATTTTAGTTGATGGATCAAGACAAGGTTTATTATCCGGAAATTATAGAAACATACGCTTTGCCCGAAACTGTAGTGGAGGAAGAAACGTCCTCTACTAATTATGTTGGTAAAACCAATCTTGTTCCAACTACACAAGTAGACAAGAAATTTCCTCCTAGAAACTTCGCAAGAGAAACTATAAGTGAGACGTTAAACACTCGAACAAAGAAGATTTTGGGGGAATTTACTTTCGGTCAAGTAGGTGCTATCGCAATCGGGGTATATGAAAACGGGGTGTCCGGAGATATTCGTATCACGCCTAACGGCATTACAGCTAGAAATATAAATGGGGAAACTACTTTTTCTATAGACGGAACAACAGGAGATGCTGTCTTTAAGGGAACAATAACCGCAGGTGCTTTAGTCACGGGAAGTGTCGTAGTACAAGGACAAGGGGCATTTGTAGTTAATGATGGAACTTATAACGTAATCCGCATGGGTTACTTTGCAGGAGGTTTGTAATGCCAGCCGAATACGGTTTAAAAATAAGACTAGACAATGTTGCTGATGATGTGGAGGATTGTACGCCAAAACAAACAGCCTTCAATTCTAAATACCCTTGTGCGAAGATTCTTCAAGATGGAAAGGTTAGTGCTTCTACCGGATTTATTGTGGAAGTAAGCTTAGATTCCGATGTATCTTTTCCTTTCCAGTTACTTTGTTTTCTATATGACGCTAGTACACAAGAATATGAACCTGCTCAAAATGTTTCTTTTGATAGTACAAAAATTTATCTACCGGCAACGGCAAAAATAGAAGGAAGCTTTTTCTATTACTTTGTTTGTTACGCATAATATGGGAAATTACGGCGCTAAGATAGCAAAGAAAAAACATAATGTAGAAGATGGGGATCGTTACCAGATCTTCAATTCTAAATATCCGGCGCTAAAATTAAAAGTATCCGGACAGGGTACGGGATCGCAGGTGGCAGGTAATGGAGGATTTACCATAACAATATCGCATAATTTGGGTTATGTTCCCCTATGTTTTGTAGATGGTCAGTACTTTAATCTTCCGGCGGAAGCCGTCGTTACCAAGTTCTCTAAGTGGAACAGATTTATATATCAAGGACTACAGGTTGGGGATTCTTATTACTACTACGCTGATACCACAAATTTATATATAGTGGCTTCTCTTTCCTATTTAACAGATGTTTACACTTTCGATCTTGATTATATGTATCATATTTATTATGACGAGGATACTTTAGCATGAGTGTATTTACAAAAAGAGTAGACGCAGATATAAGGGATATAAACCATGTTTACGATGGAACTTGGTCTGTTTGGGAAAATTCCGCTTATAACATAGGAAACCCCGGAGCAGTAATTAGGAATACTAGCTTACGTTTTATAGGTGTAAATATACCAAAAGATTCAATTATAAATTCAGCTAAAATATCTTTTACATACGGTAGCACAGAGTCTATTACCGGAATGAAGATCTTGATAAAAGGTGTTGCGGAAGATAACACGGGGGAGTTTGTATCTTCTCCGGAAGATACCGCAAGAACAAGAACAAAAACAACGGCTAGTGTTGTCTGGGAAGGAACTATCTCTTACTCTGGAGGTGTCGCTTATGATACACCGGACATAAAAACAATAATTCAAGAAATAGTAAACAGATCCGGGTGGGTTTCGGGAAACGCTTTAGCCATTTATTTATATGACAATGGCAGTAGTTACGGAAAATATATCAGCATGGATGAGTATAGCGATGGTTTAGGAGATTCTGCTTTATTAACAGTAGATTATACTCCAGCAGGATCCCCAAGTAGTTCGGTATCCCCATCGGTATCTCCTTCTAGTTCAGCTTCTCCATCATCAAGTTTGAGTCCTTCGTCTTCGGTTTCCGCAAGTTCTACGCCAAGTGCTTCTCCATCACCTAGTTCCTCTATGAGTCCAAGTGCTTCGGTATCGCCTTCGAGTTCTAATTCTCCATCAATTTCGGCTTCAGTATCACCGAGTAGTAGTTCTTCTCCGTCTCTTTCTCCTTCGGCTTCCGCCTCACCTTCTCCGGTTTATTATGGAATTATGGTCAAAAAACAAAGCGTTAATAAAAATGTTGAGGATATTACGGATCCTAAAGAGTTGGTTTTTACATCATCTTTAGGTGTTTTAGGACTTCGTTTACTTGATACAATCGAAGGAACTACGGACGCTAATGGGGAGATAAATACAACCAAAAATCATAGTATTGGTTATCCTCCTATAACCATAGTGAAAGCAACAGCCTATGACGGGAATATTGTACTAGCGCCTATAACTTGGCGTTCTTACTATACAGACGTAGTGCATGGGGATTTGGAGGTTGTGGAAACTTTTAACTTCAAAGTGGACGGGACTAAAATTAGAATGTTAGTAACTGCTTACGAATCCGACAACATTCAAGATGGGTACTTTGCTTATTTGGTGGGCAGAACCTATACTTTTAATATCTATTACTACTTTAACGAAATTGTGGAGACGCAATTTTAGTATGCTGTACAATTAAGGGGAAAGTGTAATAATAATTGTATAGGAAACTTATGTCAAACGAGGATCAAAAGAAAAAAGATATCAAAAGATTTGAAAAAGAATTAGAAGAATTGAAGGAAAAGTATAAACTGGATCCTGTAGCGACACTAGAGTTTCCGCAGTATAGAGTCCTTCCGGACGATGTGCTTTTGGCGTTGAAGATAATAGAAAAGCATCAGTATAAAATTATGCTTTCTTATAAGGAAAAACAAAATGCAAACCAGATCTGAAATGGAAATAGAATTACAAGCGCAACTTCAGGCGGCTAACAACTCCTCCTTATTTCCTGCATCTCGATTAACTTCCCTTATACAAAATGCTTATAAAAGTGCCACTACCCTTTTTAAATGGTTGGCTCTTGCGAGGGCAAAAACAACCAGTACTACAGCAAAAGGTGTTAATGATGATATTTGTTATTACGATTATCCCGATGAATTTAGAACTAACACAATCTTCAGAGTTCAAATAGATGGGAAAGAATACAACAGAAAAAGTTTTGAATCCCTTTTAGATTATAGAAATAGATACCCAACCGGAAACGCTAAAAGAATTTTTGCAAATTATCAACGCTTTGTTTTTATATCTCCGGATACATCAGTAGGATCAAACAATATGGATATTTGGGGAATTATACAGGCTCCGGAACTATCCTCCGGATCTTCAGAAACCATATTCTCCGGAAATTCAGACGATGCAAACATGGCAGTTATAGGGTTAGCGATGGCTATTGCCCTAAAGAAGATTGATCCCAAATTAGCAGAGAAAGAAAAACAAGACGCACTTCTAACTTTAGGTAAACTAAACTCCGATGAGTGGGCGGAATACGCAAGGGATCAGCAATTAGATACTCCTTTATTTGAAGTACCGGACTTTTTTGGTACTCCGAATATAAATACGCAGATAGGTCAATTTGATTACGATCCAACGGAGCATTACTAATATGGCAAGTATTAAAGATTTAAGATCAAAACCATTAAGTTCGATGTCCTATGAGGAACTATCCGATTTCATTAGTAAGGCTGAATCAGCCGGATATTCTCGTTCAGAATCTAAAGAATTAGGAAAAGCCGAGGATCTAAGAAAGACTTTGAAGCCGGAGAAGTACGGATCTGAAACTGTAGACGCCGCTAAGAAAAAACTTCTTACAAGTACAACTCCGGAGACACAGCAAAAACTAGGGCTTAGTGCAGGAAACGGCAGTTCTTCAGGACTTGGTACAGGATTTTCAGGATCCGGATCCGCAGGAGTGGATCTAAATAAAATATACGAGACTGCTTTAAACGACCCCGAACTAAAGGCTTTAGAAAAACAACTCGCCGAAAGACAGACTGCAAGAGATACGGCGGAAGCCGATATAAACGACAATCCTTATTACACAGAAGCTACTCGTGTAGGCAAAATAGCTAAACTAGATGAAAAGGCAAACGATGAAATAAATACTCTAAAGAGTCAGATAGACTCTAAGAAGGCAGACGCGCAAGTAAAGGTTAATATAGCCACCCAACAATATAATATCGACAGTAACGAGTACCAAAAGAATCTTTCTAAACTAAATCTTCTTATAAGTTCCGGAGCAATAATCGGGGCTTCTTCTTCGGATATTGCTCAAATAGCAGTTGCAACAGGTATGAGTACTGAAATGGTTAAGAGCATTATA